ACTGTTGACTTGTTCACGTATTCAGGGTATAAAGACTATGTCGTCTATGAAATGAATCATCTAATTAAGTAGATTGTTCTTCTTTAGGTAATCGGCGGTCGTGGCGACCCACTCTTCGATTTCCTCGTCCTCTTCTTCGGGAGGATTTTCTCTCGCTTCCAGATATCTCTCATACTGAATTTTGATATCATCTTTGAGAGTACCAACCAGCATCACATTTTCGCTCAGGATAAGAAATTCTGTCTCCTGACATACTGCTAACCATGGTTTAAAAACGAATCCTTCTGCCATACCATCTTGCGTTGGCATTTGATATGGAACAATAGAGACGGGATTCTTTAATTCGATCTCAATTGAGTCGACCAGTTCTTGCTGGGACCCAATATTTGTGGCGCACATGATCATCTCGCCATCTCGCATTTTTAATAATCTAATGTAATTTTCAGTCATCAATTGGCAACCTTACTATCTTGTAGTTGAAACCTTCTTCATTATAAATCTTCACCCGATCAACCATATGATTGAGGGTATAATTCTTTTTGGACTTCCACGATAGGTCATCGCCAATATCAAAAAGATTGCAACGTTCTTTCTGATTACCCTTTCTCAATCCACGACCGATAGATTGAAGATTTCTAATACGGGATTTAGAAGGTGAGGCGAATACCACATTATGGAGGTTACGTATATTTATTCCCGTAGAAAAGGTTCCGTATGACGCAACAATAATTGCATCATTTTCTTTCTCTGTAATGGATCGGATCTGTTCTCGTTGAGCAGTATCAGTTCCCCCATAAACGAAGAAAACTTTTCGGGAACTTCCTGCCTTTTCTTTAATCATTTGATATAGAACATCGCCATGTTTCTCGACGAATTGGAACAAGACTAGCGTGTTACCTTTTTGTGAGACAGATAGATTGCGTATGACCACATTTCGTTTGTGGTTTTTAACTAACCAGTCCATTTCTTCTTGGTATGTATAATTCTTGACTGCCTTTTTGGTTTCGTCTGTATAATCCAGAAGCAAACAAGTAATCTTCAATTCGGCGAGGTCTTTGTTATCCATGAGTTCTTTGGTAGTAATTACCCGATGAACCTTACCAAACAGACCCTCGAGAATCAACTTGTGTGTCTTAGTTCCGTCGAGGGTTCCTGTTGTTCCGATCCGAAACTTAGTCTTGGTGCATTTATTGAAGATTGATGTCAGCGACTTTGCCTTGAACAAGTGTGCTTCGTCACCGTAGATAACATCAAAGTCATCGAAAAACTTTTTCGGTAATTTGTAAATTGACTGCCAAGTTGAGATAACGATGTTTGCTTGGTTCGACTTTTCAAACCCAGCGTAAATTTTGGAGCAGTTATTTGCAACATGCCACGTATCATCATTGTGAGAATAATCAGCAAAGTCGCCATACATCTGTTCAACCAGAGATGTTGTAGGAACAATGACCAACTGCTTGCGATTAAACTTCTGGTGATATCGCAGGAGTAGATAGATGATCAGGGATTTGCCAGATGCGGTTGGAGAAAGTAGTAAAGTTCTACCAATACGAATCGCATACTTAACTGCATCGATTTGATATTCTCTCGCCTGAATCGGACTGCCTTGTGAGGTAAGATTCAAACTCTCTGCAAATTCTTCTAAGTATTCAATGTCAACGGGATCGCCAATCGGATCCATTTTGACGTCCATCTCATAGTCAGATCTTGTGGCAAACTCTCTCAGATATGGTAACAGACCAACATAAAGTTCTTTGGTCCACATGTTGAACATTCGTGCTTTACCATCCCACAATTTTGCCTTATAGGTTGGCATGAATCTTGCGCCAGGAACGTCGAAAGTGAAGTAGTCGTTCAACTCGGAAGCAATCGAAGGATCGCTCTCGATATTCAAATAGACTTCATCTTTCTTGGTAACTGTTAGATCTGGCACGTTACATCAATCCGTTTGTAAACTTTGTCCATTCGATGGCATTCTTGATTTCCCAACCACGACCATTTAGTGAACGAATAATTTGCTCTAGTTGGTAGAGCATTGCTTTCATATACTCGACTTTATCGACGCAACGAATAATATCTTCGTCGCAATTAACAATATCTTCAACCTCATTCTTTAGAGGTTTTAATCCCTGAAACTGATTCCACCCATATTCTTCCAGTTCTTCGCGAGTCATCTCTCCGCGATAGTATTTAAACTTGGTGCGGCGTAGGCGCAGGTAATCCCCCTCGCATTTGCGAAGTTGCAATTTGGTGTTGCTCAAAATGTTTAGATATTTTGCATGCAGTTCGGCGATTTGAATCGAAGACTTGCCAAGATCTAGTTCGTTGACCTTAGCATCTTTTGTCCACATGTCTTGAATTTCAGATAGTTTCATATGTCCTCACAATAAAATAATTTAATCATACTATATTTTTTGACAAAAGTCAAGGGATTTATAATGGTTCGATTGTATAATATCTATATTTAAACGAAGCAATGCCTATGAGATATTCTACAGACCCACTTGAAATATCGAAGTCGAGTGCTTCGAGACTGGTTGGGAAAAGATCGTAATATGTAATCTTAACGTTTGGATTATTGTCCGAATCAAGAATAAAGAAGTCAGCGTCGGAGAAGTTGGCGACTGCGCCGAGTCTCTTCTCTGGGATTGCAGGGAATCTATATGATTGCTTCTTATTCCAGTTGATATATTGCTCGTGGTTTTCTGGGAATGAAAGACCAGTCAACCAATTATATAGTTCGATATAATTTGCCATATTTTCTTGGACGAGAAAACGAATGACAAGTTCGCCAAACTGCGGTTTCTCTCCTGGATTATATAGAGCAGAGAGAGGAGTTTCAGTTGTAGTAAATCCGATACTGAATGATGGTATATTCGCTGCCTGACAGAAGTAGGAAACATTAGGCAGAGTATGAATCTGGAACTTGAAACCATTGGGTTTCAGGTAATCAAGATCGCTTGGTTGCGAATTTCCCCACGATCCTTCACTGATGTTTGTTTTTGTGGATATTACCATTGATTCCTCCGTTACGTATATTTATAATGAAAAAGGGGGAAGCATTTCTGCTCCCCCCAGTTTCTTAGCAACCCTCTCTCTAATGGAGAGGTATCGATTACATAAGGTTCGAAACCTTAACGCGACGGTAGTAGTGGTTGCGGTTTGCTGTGAAGTTATCAGCGTCAGTTGTTCCGTTCGACTGTAGAACGAATGGGTTAGCAATCATGCCGTAACGAGTCTTGAAACCAATTTTTGGTTGGAAGGTGTTAGGATCGATTGCACGAACCATTTGTAGTGGAACGTATGGGCAATAGAAGATACCAGCGTCATAAGCATTAGCACCCTTATAACCAACAACGTAGAACTGCGATGCAGCGCCTTGGTTTGCTGAGTAAGGATCAACGTATACCTTGTAACGACCGTTAAGAACACCAGCAAAAGTATTACCTGTGTCATCAACGTTCAGAGTTGGCGAACCATTAAGTGCACCACCTGTGTCAAGCATACCTGCCATTGCAAGAGCAGCAGCAACGTCTGACGAACAGATGATGAAGTTACCCTTACCACGACGGGTGTCTTGAGCGATTACGTTAGCGTCACGTTCGATGTTGAACAGAAGACCCTTGAAACGTTCTACTGACCAACGACCGTTTGAGTCAACGTCAAGATCGAAAGTACCAGCAGTTGCTGTCGAAGCAGCACCTGGTTTAGCAACCTTATAGATCGTACGGATAACTTCGCGGTTGATTTCAGCAAGAATTTCTTGTGAAAGGATGTTCGAGAGTTCTGACTCAGCGTCAAGACCGTGAATTGCCTTGAGATCCTGAGCAAGTTCTACTGTGTATTCTGCTTTAAGAGCACGTGTCTTAGCAGTTACAGTTGTCTTCTCGATGCTGAATGCCATCTCATTGAAGTCAGTTCCGCCTGATTCACCAAGTGCTTCAGCGTCAGCAGTAGCAATACCAGTACCTGTGGTGTAAGAACCATCAACTGGGTTTGAACCAGCGTGAGTTCCTGTACCAGCGAAGTCAGTATCTGCTTCGTTGAAGAGTGCTTCAGTGCCATCTTGTGTGCTGTAGCGTGACTTCATTGCGAAGATAAGACCAACTGGTCCAGTCATTGGTTGAACGCCAGCAACGTCATATGCCATCAAGTTAGGCAGCGCACGACGAACGAGCGAGATTAGGATTGGATCGTAGTTATCGATACCAGCGCCTGTAGCGTTTGCTGGAGTTTCGAACAACGCAGTCTTTTCTTCTTGAAGAGCCTTTTGTTGGTTCTCAAGAACAACTGCAGTAACTGCACGCTTGTAGGAATCCTTAATTTGTCCCATGCCTTCATGGTTTAGGACAGGTTCCCATTTCTTTTGTAGAGATTCTGAAAGAAACATTTTTTTCTCCTTGTAGGGTTTTTTATTTCAACTTATTATTTATATTAATTTAGATTTGAGTTGACATTTTGTCTAGAACCTTCGTATACTTCTCCATTAGTGGAGATCCAGCATACGCATTAGTTTCATCTAGACCATCAGTCATCTTTTCTTCCGTGTTAGGTTGTGCTTTAGGGAAATAATTTTCTCTAATGACATTCAACTTTTCTTCGAAAATTTCTGCGTTCTCGAATTCTACATCAGCAACAATACTTACAAACTTCTCAGCATCGGTCTTAGCGAGGTTTTCAGTAACCGCGATAAGTACGCTCTCTCTTTGAAGTTTAGTATTTTCAGCATGCAGTTCTACATTTGCAGTCATAGTTTGGTCCACACGAGCTTGAAGGTTTTCAATCTCGACTTGCATTTCACCAAGCACATCATATTTCTCTTCAGGAACCTCAATATAGTGTTCCGAAAACAG